CCATGGGTTGGGCCAAGCAGCCAAGATGTTAAATTTCGGACCTTGGTGGGATCTAGAATTTATATCGAAGAGATCAATCTTAACCAACGGACAAGTTGTAATCGTGAGAGACATCAAAAAGGCGATCACAGGATCCCGATATTACGCCGGCAACGAACTGACTTACATTAAAGACCCGCGCACACACGCTTACGCGGTAGCATACACCGAGTTACACTCTTGTAAGTCCATGCCACTAACTTCCCTGATTTATCAAGCTAGATTAACATACGGGGTGCGAGACGAGAAGGTTATCAGCATGAGAGATAAAAAATTTGTCAACATAGCAATGAAAGACGCAGTAGTGCATCCACTTGATGAGCTTTACGCATATAGTTGTCATGCGCAAGTGCCACCAGAATTGCTGCTGTCAACCTTGTATAATCTGTCATCCACCCAAGCACCTGGCCAAGCAGTTTTGGTTCCTAACGAATTATTGAACTGTGACATTGGGGCTTGGTCCAGCCCCCTCGTGAACATAAAAATTTTAAAGAACCATATGAAAAGGACCAGAAGAAGAACTGCATTAAAAGCAGCTAGTAATAGGTTGATACGTGCACCTACATCTAAGCTGAAACCTAGAAAGAAACCCGAAAGCACGCTAAAGGCACATCCCACTACGGATGTGCAGTTGATGAGAGTCGATGGCCGCTCGAATCCAGTGTCTGGTAAAATGCTTCGCGATCGTCCCGACGCGATAGAGAATCATTCCCATTTCACCGATAGTGAGATCGAATACGGCCAATCGTTAATCGACCCGTTTACTCATGTTAGGACGAAAATTCCTAACATTTATCCCATTGAGACGTCGACGTATAATTTTGAATCGTCTACTACATTATCATCTGACACCAATGGAACACTGAGAGTACTGTTCCGTCCCTGGGACCTAGGCACAACGTTAGCATCTTATTCTCCCGTAACATCCGCTAACGAAGCTGACCTAATCGGAGGAACAGTCAACATAGCTTTCGCTGAACTACTTTATGGCAAGAGAGATGCCCTTTTGACCAGAGCACAGTTGGACGCTTTAGGGTACAGAGATTTCGCTAGACCCGGCGAACGACAGTATATGTTCAAGAAGTATGGAGGCGAAACATCCGGTCCCATTGACACTTTACGTGTCGTGTCCGCAGGAGTGAAATGCGTCAACGTTTCACCGGCGATCAACCGTAGCGGTGCGCTCACTAGCGGACACACTATACAATACGTGGCAACTGATAGCATCGACCAGCTAAGGCAGTTGAGCACTTCGCACACGACTAATTGTGATGTCGAACACTCAGGCAT